TTACCCCCATGAAGGCGCACTCTAACTCGATGATTCGATCCTGCAGTTCCCCGGGGAAATGATAGCTGCCATGCCGGTCGGGGATCTCGAGGTAGCGGTCATTCACTGCCGGCAGCAGTTGCCGATTTCTATTCTTCACCGCAAGGCCGAATTCGCTGCAATGCCGTCCGTTGAAGCTGAAACCATAACCCATTTATGCCAGCCCCTTCGCTCTTGCTGCTCGCTGTTGGAGAGTGAATAGTTCTCGGGCGATCCGGTGAATGTCCTGGTCGTCTCGTACATTTACCGGACCGTACATATTCACCGTAACACCACCGATAGCGCCGGCCCGATCTAGGGGTATAACAGCTTCCGGCCCGGCTTCACCCACGCCGATGATCGACGGCCGGGTGAAGATACCTCCCTGGGCATACCAGTCAATATCAAAGTCCGGATATGGAATTGATATCCCGCCTATTGATTTATAAGCAGTGCTCACAGTTATGTGAGGCAACTTAGGCTTTGGTATTGTGATTCGCATATTTGCGAAAGCACTTTGGATATTATTAATAATTCCAAGCAATATGCTTTTTGCCGCTTCAATCGGGGTTACGATGGCGTTTTTGACCCTTTCCCATACGGATGATGCCGTGTTGACTATATTTTCCCAGACGTTGGAAAGATTGTTTCGTATAGCGTTCCAGATGCTTTCCGTGGCGCTTTTGATGGTGTTCCAGTTAATTCCGAGCCTTTGCGCCAGGAGCACTGCCCACCCAGCTGGGCCAACGGCCAGGAATAGGATCTCGTCGCCCCATTTTTTGAAAAAATCCTTGATACTGTTCCAGACAGTCTCAGCCGTTTTCTTGATACCATTCCAGATATCTTCCAGTTTTTTCTTTATATCGTCCCAATTTTTATATAAAGCTACACCTATGGCAATCAATCCGGTAACCGCTGCCACGGCGATGCCAATTGGCGCAACTAATGCCCCAATGCTAATGCCCATAGCCCCGGCAGCAGTTGAAATAGCTATCAATATTGGTGATAAAGCTGTGCACGCTCCGATTATAATGCCGATAGCTGTTGCCACTGCGGTTATTGTCGCCGCTAATGTAGGATTGTTCGATGTCCATTCTGCTATCTTTGATATAATATCCGCAACAATCAATAATACGGGTTCTAATGCACTTTTCAAATCTTTGAAAGCTTGTTGCAGTCGTACAGCAGGATCGGAATCCAACTCCTCTACTGCTCGATTGAGAGCATCTTGATTCTCCCGCGCTGTGGCTAAATGATTTTCCATATTCAATATAGTATCTATTATATTTGTGCCTTGGTCCTCCCACATGGTGCCAAATATTTGAACACCAAGAGCATTTCTAGTGGTTTCATCCTTAATAGATATGAGCGCCTGTGCTACTTCCTGCATGGCCGTTCTGCCGGCCTCGCCGCCTGCTGCTACAGCTTGCCCCCAAGTCTGTAATTGCTGGGTAGATATCTGCGTGTTAGTTAAAAGTTCTTGAGTTGCTTTTGGTACTTCCTGGCCAAACTCCGCTAAACGAATACGGCCCTCTTTAAGTCCGTCCAATAAATTGTCAATATTCCATGTCCCAGTTTCAATACCAGCCGCAAAAATGGCCTGTATCTCCCGGGCGTTGAACCCGGCCATTTTTAATTGGGTTCCGTACTCACTGATTATATCTAATTGTTCTGGTGGGAAACCTACTTTTAAAAGTGCATTAGTAAGTGCTAATGCCTCTTCATTTGAAATACCCAAAGATTTGCCAATTTCATTAATTTCCTGTATAAGTTCAATAAAATCTATTCCACTATAGGCTTTAGCGATAACGGCTGCGCCTTCTACTATAGAGGCATTTTGTTCGTCACTTGCCTGCTTATTCAGCGCCCATTGTCGTCTTACGCCCTCTAGTGCTTCTTCAGCATCAACTCCATATGCTTCGATACTCCTTACAGCTTCTTTAATAGCCTGCTTCGATTCTTCAGGAACATCAAAAGACACCTCAATTTTCGTGTCTAAAGAAGAAGTATCAAGCGCTTGTTCTATTACCCCGGCTATACCGCCTCCAGCTACAAGCGCGCCGGCCACATTTTCAAGTTCTAATCCTAAGTCTTTTACTGATTTTTGCGCCTCACCAGCTTCTTTGCTCAATGCGTTTAACTCTTTGCGCACATTTTCAATAGAATTCCCATCATCAACAGATTTTAGCGCAGCGCGCATTTTATCCAGATCAATATTTGCCCCAAGTGCAGCCTGCCCTATTTTTTCAATTGCTTGGTCAAGTTGGTCTGCTGAGGCTTTACCGCTTTTTATCGCATTTGTCAGCTTATCTCCCAAGGCATCAGCAAAGTCCTCAACGCTTTTTTCAGTAGCAGCAAAGAGTATTTCAAGCTGTTTTGTCGATACAGCAATTCTCTGTTGCTCCTGTTCCATCGCCGCTAACTCTGTTCTTAACTTTTCGAGCGAGCCTTGTGTAAACTCTATTTCACGCCTAAAGGCTCTGTATTGGGCTTCGCTGATGTCACCGCGTTGAAACTGCTCTTGGACTTGTTGTTCAACTGCTTTGAGACGGTTCAATCGTTCCGTTGTCGCTTCGATTTGTTCGGTCAGGAGTTTCTGTTTTTGTGCTATCGCCTCGACGTTGCTAGGATCAAATTTAAGTAGTTTTTCAACCTGCTTAAGCTCTGACTGGATTGATTTGCTCTTTTTGTCCACGTCAGCCAAAGCCTTAGACAGTCCTGTGGTTTCAGCCCCGATGACGACATTGATGCCTTTTATACTTTCGGCCATGTTTCTCACCTTTCAGTAGGAATTTTTAATCACACAACGAATAAAAAAAGAAAAAAGGGGGTCCGATTTATGTCCACAAAAGATAAATGGGAGCCTTGCCCCAGGTGTGGCTCTAATCGTGTGAGAGCTGACGAAATAGGTACTTTCCTAATGACCATTGGAGTAATGCTGCTAATTGTTGGGCTAGCTCTTATTCTCATTCCTTTCATCAGCTTGCCTTTATTGCTGGGCGGTATAGTTTTCACTGGATACGGTATTGTAAAAAAACGTAAAAACAAAAACCTATTAAGATGTGCTGACTGCCATAACACATGGAAATATCAGCTTGAACAAAGCAAACCCGTTTAACTTAGTAACCTGTCAATATCCTCCTGTGTCGCCATGCGCGGCTTTTCTTTTTTGGATCCGGTGAAGATTTCAACATAAGCAAGGAGATCCCGGACCCGGAATTCGTTTATCTCGGAAAATGTCAGCCCGGCCTTTTTCCCAATTGCAATCAGTTCCAGGTCTATTCTTTCAAGCTCCGGTTGTCCTTTGCTTGCCTTTCTGGATACCTCCACGAAAAAAGCCATCTGCGGCTTCATCCATGATGGCCAGTATCATTTGCGGGTCCGAAAAATCAAATCCTTCCAATTCGGATAACCAGGTTTCAAAGCTCGGGAATTTATTTCCCGGACCAGCATCGGCTTTAGCCATCGCCCAGGCAATCTGCATTATTACCACTGAATCAAACTTGCCGGGGTCGCTTTCGATGTCTCGCATTTTTACTAAGTCGCCGACTAAGTCAGAACCAAATGCTTGCTTGTAATATAAGAGGGTCAAGGCGCTGGCCCTGACCCTGATAGTCTTTTCACCTATTTTAATCTCTCTCAATCAATTACACCCCCGGCACCGTCACTGCATTGAAGAAGGCATTATATGCGGCAACATTGGTGTCGCTCAATTCCATGACTCCCTTGACCACGTTCTTGCCATTGATTTCAATAGGCAGAATAGTGAGGTTCAGCACGTCAGTGGTGGGCTCGATGGTTTCACCTTTGGTATTGTGCTCTTTACCAGGCCGGGAGGCCTTACAGCGATAATACACAAAGCGCCGGTTTTTGGCATCGCCCTGTACCTGCCCCATCAGCGCAAACTCTTTCTGGATGCCGTCACTAACCTCAACAAGCATTCCGTTGGTATCGACTTCCCAACCCAGCATCTCAGCAAGCACGCTATCGGGCACCAGGGCCATTTCAAGTTCTGCAGTGTAGCCGTTGTTGCTGGTCATTGTAAAATACGGTCCATTGTCAGCATAAAATGTGCTTTCCTCGCCTTGGGGAGTCGGGGTAAATCTCACAGCTCCTGGAATAGCAATAGGTGTGCCCCAGCCGGTGGTCCCGGCAGCAATAGGCGTGCTTGCTCCGACGGTCACGCCGGTAGTTCCGGGAGTGAAGGCTATCTCCAGCGTTGGGTCGTTGGAGATAGCCTTCACTC